AGTATCCCCCCGGCTTTGGTGTTGTTGGTTACGTCAGTAGTTGTGATACTGAAGTCACCAGACTCACCTGCTCCGCTTGTTCCTGTAAACTTCAGGAAAGGCGTTGCTGATTGTGCCGTTGTCCCGTCACCGTGAGCAGCCTCTATCTCTATAGGCTTCTGGTTACTGTTGCCCCCGTCAGTTGAATACTTCCGGCCTTCTAATTTTTTTCCGATTATCGGCATATTACATCATTCCTCCCTCAGCGTCGATTTTTACCATCTCTGCCATTAGTTCATCGCGGCTTGGGCCTTCCTCCACTACTTCCTCCTTAACGGTTTCCTCTGGGTAAGCAGGCTCTCCGTTTACAGTCTCCATAGCGATCTCAAGCATATCACCGTCTTCACCTGATACAGTTCCCTCGATTGTGAAGGACACTGCATCACCTTGTTCCGGTGAGAGCATCTCACCGTCCTCTCCAGCCATCATTAAGCTGGCTGCTGGTATCATTACGTTTGGCATAAGTATAAACTGGGAGGGGATTACCCCCTCCCAGTTGGTTAATCTTAGCTGTAGTTTGTACCACTGTAGACCTGAGCCAAAAACTTAGGCTGCAGGATCTTCTGACCGTAGTAGGTCTTGAAGCCAACAGTGGTGAGCTGTGCGAGCGGATCAGTCTTGTCCGGCCCCTGAGCGATCTGCATCTTCGGAGCGTAGGGGCTTTGAGAAGCCAGATCCACAGTACCAAAGGCTTGGTCACCAAACACAAACGTGGAGTAAACCCCGCCGGCTGCGTTGTAAGTGACTCGCTTGGCAGCAGCAGCACCGTGCTCAGTCTGATAGGCGTTGGTTGTCTCGATGCAGCGGATACCTGCATAGCGACCAACTTCACCCTTCATAATCGCATCAGGATCGCCGTAGTGGCGTGAGCTGATCCAATCAGAATCATTCTGCAAATCACGCAACACTCGCGGATCAGCAACGGCAGTATAATAGCCGTTAGTGGTCGGAGCGTTGTTGACCTTCAGAGCCGTAGCTGTGTCCAGCAACTCCAAGCCCGTCATCACCTGCGAAGAGGTTGGGGCTGCAGAGTAGTAACCTGCAGCACCTGCGAATCGGCTGATCTTGTTGGATGTAATCGAAGTACCTCCGGTGATAGAAGTGTCATCACCCAAGGTGTAAGCGATCTTGGTATCCAAGTGCAGAGCTGCGTCCTGACCGTTGACAGTAGTAGCCTGCTCAAGGTGATTGAACAGTTCCTGTGCTGTCAGCAAGTCGGATATACCAATCACCTGACCGTACTGGCTGAGTGTTACATCAACATACTCAAGAGTCATCTCCTTGTACGCTGTTTTCCCCCAAGCTGTAGCAGTGCCTGAGTTATCCCAACCGTCACCTTGAGCAAGGTCTTTGATGTCACTGGTTGCTGGTTCTACATAACGAAAGAATCTTACACTGTTCTTTCCCGCCTTTTCTGGGAGAGCCTGCTTTTTAGCAAACTGTTCCAGAACGATGTTTTGAACTATCTGCTTGAGAAGTTCCTTACTAAAAAACGCTTGTAAACTGTTGGTTATACCAGTTGAAGCGGTATCGGTAATTCCTGCCATTGTTCTATATTATTTTTATAGGTTTATTACTGCACCCCGTTGATCGTGATCCTTCACCATCTTGAGCAGTTCGCTTCTTTGGCGTTCTGCTGTCATATCATCGAAGGATTCCAATCTACCCGATTGGTCAACGGTTGTTCCGTTTAGTTGTAGTTTGCCGTTTAGCTCCTCGTTCTCTTTTTTGAGACGATTTACTTCGGCCTCCAAGTCATCCGCTTTCTTCGCTTTAAGAAACGCCTTGGCAGCTTCCACTGCATCGTTGATGCCCTCTGGGTAGGTTGCCAAAATCTTCTTTCGATCAAGCAGTTCAGAAGTGTATTGGTACAGTTCGGAGTCTTGATCCTTCAGTTCAGGATTATCCTTCACCTGCTGGCTCAAGTTAGCCTCCCATTGCTCCATAACGGTTCTCTGCGCGTTGAGAACTTCCTGCTGCTGTATCGTATCCCTAGCTGTCTGAGCTTTCTGTAGTGCTAACTCTGCAAGGTCATCGCGTCCTTCCTCCCGGTACTCCTTCGCAATCTGCTCGTAGTCATCCGGGGTGAACTGTGCGGCTTCCTTACGTTGCTGGATCTCTGAAAACGCATCTGCTTTTTTAGCTTCAAGCTGCTGACGTTCTTCGGCCAACTTTGCTTGCTCTGCCTTCAATTCCTCTTTGGCAGCGTTCACTTCCTTCCAGCTCTTGTTAGCCCTGTCTTGGCTCTTCTTAGCTCTGGTATACTTCGACTTTGGTTTCTCCTCAGAAGGCTCTTCTGGCGCATCCTGTGGCTCAGTAGCTTCTTCCTTGGCTTTGTCCTCTACGTTGACCGTCTCGCTAGTTGGTTCCTCTGCTGCGTTGTCAGAGGTTGGGGTGCTCGCAGTGTCACTCGCGGGGGCGTTGCCGTCTATTTCGGAAATCTGCCCTAATAGCTGATCGCGTGTGATTTCTACCTCACCAGCGTTTACTGTACCTGTGTCAGACATAAATTTTTAGATCTTTCTAGGGTTCAATAACCAAGCTAGGTCATCTGTCACTCCCTCAGCTACCGGAGCTTTTTCTGGCTGTCTCACCATTAGCCCGTCGATAGATGCAAGAGCACCCTTAAACCCTCCAGCCCAACCTGCTTCATAAGTCAGGTTTGACTTGCCGCTCGAAATTAGCCTCTCCATCTGATGCAGGTGCAACTGTAAAAGTGAACCTTTTAACTTCACTCCTGTGGAAGAGCTGAAGAAGGCTCTCAGTGCCTCAGTATCCTGATCACTCCACTCCGGCGGCTGCGGGTATCCGTTGTTCCTGTTGAACGCCCTGAGCGTTCTCCATATCTGTGTTAGTCGCTTCATTTGCTGCTTGAGCGGCTTGCTCAAAAAACTCGTTTAGATCCCGCTCAATCTCCCTGCCGGCTTTGGGATCCTTCTCCTTCAACTGCGTAACGTGTGCAGCCAAGTGCTGCTGCAGCATCTGCCCCTCTATCGGCTCAGGTGCAGCTCCTTCTGCAGCTCTCTGCTGGATGTACTGCATCACCGTCTGGATATGCACCAGATCATCATCAGCCGGCTTGACCTGTGCCGGGAAGCCAAGCCTCAGTATGCCAATCTCTTCGGCCTGCTGTTCAGCCTGATCAGACGCTTGTATGTCTGGATCCTGAAAGAGTCTCTTGACCAGTGTCGCGTCATCAGCTTCCAGCACCGACTTCCTGAGTTGGCTCTGATTGATAAAGGGATCATTGTTGAACATCTGCAGGCGATTCATTGCCTTGTTAAACAGAAATTGCTTGTTAACCCCGTCAGCGGATCCGGTTGGCTGGATCGTGTAGTTCTGCCCTAGTGCCTCCTGTGGTACTTCCTGTGCAGTGTCCAGATACCAGTAGTTCAGATCTGTTGAATCGTACTGCTGCAGCAAGCTCCAGCTCATCCGGTACAGCTTGCCCAAGGCAATGCGGAAGATCCGCATCCTCAAGTCTGTACTCTGCTGGTACAGGCTGCTCACTGCCTCGACCTCTGTGGCTGTTCTGCGCTCTGGGAAGGCAAGCGTCTGGTTTAGCCCAAAGTCCGGCGTGCTGATCCTTTGCTGGGCAATCTCCCGCATCAGGTTCATCTGCTGATCAAAGCTGATTGGAGGGGATTGCTGGGCTACCGGCTGGATGTCGTAGGGCAGGATCTGCCCCGGTGACATTCGGATATTGCCGGCGTTGGGGATCTCCCTGCTGGTACGGTACAGAGGCTGATTAAACAAAGTCATTGCGTCGTTTTTCTCATTTAGCAGCTTGCAAAGCTGTGCCTCAAATACAGCTACCTGCTCCACCACTCCCCGGCTGCTGTAATAACCGGCATCCTTAATCTCGTAGGGGAAAGCGACAAAGGGAGGCTTGCCGTGATTATACGGGATCTTCATCACAGGACGCAGATCCAGATCCGGCTGTGTAGGTGAGTAGGTGCAGATCCTCCACTCCCCTGATTCCTCGCAGCGATAGTAAACCTCCCAGACGATGATCCGGCCCTTGCTGTCGAAGGTTAAACCTTCCCGCTGATACTTGATCTCTCTGGTTGTCAGATCCCCAGCTTCCTCATCGTAGCTGCCAATGATCTGCTCGATCACTTCAGGATCCTGATTCAGAGTCTTGTTACGCTTGTAAGCCTCCACTGTGTAGGTGCTCACCTGCGTGATCCTGTCAGCCGTCTCCAAGCTCCTAGTGTTGGGTGGCACAATCAGATGCTGAGGATCTACAGCGTAGTAATCGAGGCAGCCCTTGTAGTGATTCCAAATCACTTTCATCAACCCCGTACCACTTACCAGTGTGCTGTCGATCACAGTTAGGATCTCAGTCTCCAGATTGCTCTTCTGCTTGAGGCGGTGATCAAACCACTGCGCTGCCGCAGTGGTTAGCTCTGCAACCTGTGGGCTGTTGGGGATAAAGCTGGCTACCAGATCAGTGGCAAATAGCTGCTGAAAGTAGTGGGGCTTGAGTTTCTCAATGATTGAGTCACTCAGCGGAAAGTGAACATCTGAGGCAGTTGGCCAAGGCTTCGTCTTGCGACGAAGACCGTGATGCCTCATCTCGTAAAACATCCTCTGACGAGTGTCCCAGAGGCTACGATCTGCCAGATCCTGCAGGACACTGGCGTTTAATTTTTCTCTGTGCATTTATTTGTCCGCATCTCCGGCGGCAACAGCCTCCAGTGATAAAACTGTCTGGTGCATCTGGAGCACGCCGATAATCGTTGCGTAATTCAGCTCAAACTCCTGTGCGTACCTGTCTATCAGTTTAGCAAGATCCTGACTGAATGCTGTTGCTTGATCTTCTGGAGACATAAAAAAAGCCGCCCCCTCAGAAAAAGGGGACGGCTACACAGATATGTCAACCGACAATCAGAACCTCTTCAGACCGCAGTCAACACAGCCACTCTAGGCAATAGCTTCAATTTCACAAAACAACTTTTGCACTTTCTCCTTCAGTTCCTCCAAACCTTCGTTGTTGTTGATTGTGTAGTCGTAGCTATCAAAGTCTTTCAGGGCGTTCTCTGAGCTGTGTGAATCCTGCAGCCCTGTGTTCCTTTCTACGTTTACCAGAACGCCCCTGCTTCGGATGAAGTGGGCTTCGTTGGGATACCTGACATCGGTGATTACAGTGATCTGCTTGTTCTCGTAGTTGTATCTTACTTTATCAAACATCTGATCTATCCAGTAGGATTTACCGAAGTAGTGCCGGCAGTAGTCTGCCCCATACCACTGCAGCATAGGCCGAAACCTCTCCTTGTCCTGCTCGATCATCTCCAGCTTGACCTTCAGCATATCGGCAACCTCCTGCTTGAGGTTGTCAGCAAATGCCTCCCGCTTGAGCCGGCCCTTTCTGGTGATCTCCTGCATCAGCCGGCAGACTGTGTCCTTACCGCTTCGCTTGGTTCCACTTAATCCAATTATCTGCATCCAGCTCACTCCACCGCCTTCTCTATCTCATACTCTAGGACAATAATCGTCTCCAGAGTGTCCTCCACAAACTTCCGGCCTTCAGGGCTGGAGCTTATGGCATCCCAAAAACCTTTATGATTCTGCTCAATCAGGGTCTTTGTGTTGTCCAACTGAACCGGGGTCTTGCATCCACTTGTTAAGGCGATTGCGCTTAGAATCCCGACGATCAGCAGCCTGCTTCTGTATCTGTGTTTTTTCTGTTTCTTTTGCATAACCAAAAGCCTCTTTCAGTATCTCCAGTATTACTCTAATTATTCCTATCATCCTGTGTTGATCCCCATTGAATTGATTAGTTGATTCTCTCCACTCAGCTCCAGCAGCCCCTCCTCAAATATGTCCTCCAGAGTGGCCTGCCTTGGCCCCTCCTGCATCAGGAACTCCGAAGTGTAGGAGGCTGCCATCACAAAGGCATCAGCCCTGTCAGGGCTACTGAAGCCTCTAGCCCTGCACTCTGCCTTACTTTCCAGATTCAGCTTTCCGGTCTTGGTAGTTGCCACTCTCCGATTGGTAAGCTGGGCGTGCAGGATCTCATCATCAGGCACAACAATATCCGCCTTCTCGATCTGTCTGGCTGCGTTAAACCACATCTCTGCTGATCTGTTGGCAAACCTGTCAGGTTCAAAGGCTCTACTGCCCAGATTGATCTGGTGCATCTCCCAACCCATTTCAGCCAACTGCTGTGCCATTGGCAGCCCCAAGCCTCCAGCATCGCAAAAGATCTGTTGAGGCTTCAGCCCTGCCCTCTCAAACTCCAAGGCAAACCTGCCACAGGCTGCCATCGTATTCTTATCCCTCCAG